ATAGGGGGCGTAACGGTATCGATTGGATATAGAAGATTATGTTAGCAAGTAGTGGTTGGTGGAAAGGCCACTATAAAAATCTACCAAATGCTTTAACTGGCACAAATCAGTTAGCACTTGCTGCCTGACAAAAAAGGGCAGTAACAGACTGCGATTGCGAATGAGGGTAGCGATCAAAAGTCTGTCGTCAAATCCCTCTGCACTTACAATATCCAACGGGTTGTAGGTTAAGAGAAGTTGGTAAGGTTGGATTAGTCTTGTTTATTCTGTAATCCAATTTAACTCATGAATAAAATAAACTTGTAGAAGATGTAATTAGAAATATCGCAAGAAATGGGTTCGACTCCCATCGCCTCCAATATGCCTAGAAAAATTTGTACTTATTGTGGTGAAAGAAAAAACCTTAAAAGTTTTCCTAAACACAGTATGTACAAAGATAATCTGGATAGTAGATGTAGAAAGTGTGTTAAAAAACATTCTAAGATACGAAGCGGACTACATAAAATAGCCCCACCAAAACCAGAATTTTGTGAACTTTGTGGAAAAGTTCCCTTCAAATGGTGTTTGGATCATGATCATTCTGATGATAGTTTTAGGGGTTGGATCTGCGAACCTTGCAATACTGGTCTTGGAAAACTAGGAGATAATTTAGATAGTGTTATAAAAGCCGTTAATTATCTAATAATGACAAGAGATAGAAAAAACAGATAATAGTGTATTATCTTATGGTCTTTTTGGAGGACTATAAGATGAAACTATTAAAAATCTTCGTAGGTTATATTCTATGCTTCTGTGCTAGTGGTGTTTTTGCAGGAACTATCGATCCTTCTACTCCAGATAACAGATATATAGAATATGGTAAAGATTTTAATTATGTTGTAAGTGTGTGCGGAAATAATCAGCAAGATATGATGTTTTGTGGATCTGCTGTGGCTATTGACGATAATCATTTTTTAACTGCGGCTCATGTTGTTAAAGACTGCAAAGTATGTTATATCACAGTTAAAGATAAAAAAATCCTGGCTAAGAAAGTGATAGTTCATAAAGATTATAGTGAAGAAACATTTGGTATTGCTGATATTGCTTTAGGTTATGTAGAAGAAAAAATAGGTTTAGATTTTTATCCAAAACTTTATACTTTATCGGACGAGGTTGGAAAAATTAGTTGCATATCTGGATATGGCTTAACTGGAACTTTTCATACTGGTGCAGTATTATCAGATCATAAAAAAAGAGCAGGATCTAACTTTATAGATTTTATAGATAGAGACTTATTAGTATGCACACCATCAACCAGAAGTAGTGATAGATATACGAGTTTAGAATTTTTAATAGCAAGCGGAGATAGTGGTGGCGGTTTATTTATAGATAATAAATTAGCCGGTATTAATTCTTGTTTAATGTGTGTTGGTAAAAAAAGTCCCAAATCTACTTATGGTGAGGAATCTGGTCATACAAGAGTATCAAAATTTGTGGAATGGATAAATGAACATAAAACAAAAGTGGACTGAACACTTAAAAGAAAATAATATCTCGTACAATGAACATTTTGTTTTCGCTATGTTTTATGGTGTTAACTGTTGCATAGCAGGGTTTTACTTGATTGTTCATGCTATTTTTCCATGTTTTTTCTTAACAGCTGGAAGCGATTTAGTCACTAAACTTAGTAAAACATTTAATAAATTTTAGAGAGTTATCTTGTCAAGACATTCTTCTTTACCGTTTCATTTATATGTTAAAGTAAATAATAAATATTTGGGAAATAATATGCCCAAAGGTTATACTAATTGTATTTGGCATGGAGTATTTGGCAGACTGAATCAGGTCTTATCTTGTCATGTTCTACTAGAAAGTGGAGCCAATTGGAGCGGACTACCTATTCATGCTATTTCAATCTCTGAAGATTTTTCATATGATTATCAACAATTAATGCCTTGGTCAACAATGGGAGAAAACATAGAAACCATTCATATGAAATACCTAGAAGGTATGAAATGTTTCACAAGACAAATTATTAAAGATTGTGCTGCTAGACATACTGGTATAGTAATTGATTGGACAGATGGTTTTAGTAGATATCCCCAAGAGCATAAACCTTTAAATCTAATAGAATTAAATAATGGACAATTTGCACTGTACCCTAATAATTATTTAGAGTTTGAGGACAAACATTTTGTGCTAGAATCTGCTAAAGAAAATTTAAGATTTTACAAAAGAGAAGAAAATGTATATTGGGGAAATTAAATGCTTATAGTAAAAACCAAACTAGATAAAAGTTCTATAGCAGGCATAGGACTATTTGCAGATCAAGATATATTAAAAGGTGAAGCTGTATGGAAAATGAATAGTCTTTCAGTATTAAAAATTACTCTAAATGAATATGATAATTTATCTCAAATAGAAAAAGACTTTATACAAGAAAAAGACTATTTCTGGACAGATGAGCATGGTAACTATATGATTCCGATTGATGATAGTAAATTTATTAATCATTCTTGCAATCCTAATATTATTGATTTAGACGACAATACTTGCATAGCATCTAAAGATATTAAGAGAGAAGAAGAACTAACTATAGACTATAAAACATTGGTTCCAAAAGAACAGTGGCAAAACTATTATCATAATTAAAGCGATAAAATAGGCTAGTTTTTTTTCAACATGAGCAAAGTATTCAAGAAACGATGCAACATTGACGATACTTGACAATAGGATTGGCGTATGGTAGAATACGCTGAACACACAGGAGACTATTTGGATGACTCACGATTTTGATTATGTTCAGAATATGGTAACTGCTCTCAGGAATACTAGTAGCACCAAAGATAAAGAAGATATTATTAAGATTAATTGTGGGATTTTTAATAATCCATCAGCGATATTTGCTAAGAAAATTCTTCTTTATACTTATCATCCGTTGTGGCAGTATAATGTTACCAGTGATAATCTCAAAAAGAAGAATTATCTTGTAGCAAGAAAGAACGAGTACAACAATTTTTTTGATTTGCTTGACGCTCTAAAGAGTCGTAAAATTACTGGGCATGATGCTATTGCTGCTGTGAACAGTTTTATCGAACACCATTCCGAACACGAAGAACTAATCCATTGCATTATCGACAAGGATTTGAAAACCCGTGCTGGTGACAAGATTATTAACAAGGCTATTCCTGACCATATTCCAGAATTTAGTGTTGCTCTGGCGGATAAATACGAACCTAAACTCGTAGATTGGAAGGACGGTTGGTATGTTTCCAGAAAAATTGACGGTGCTAGATGTATCACTATTGTTGATTCTAATGGTGATGCTACCTTCTATTCCCGCACGGGAAAAGAGTTTGATACTCTTGGTGTTGTCGCTGATGGCATTAAGGCTCTTGGCATTAGTGATGTAGTATTTGATGGTGAACTTTGTCTTGTTGATGATGAAGGTAATGAAGATTTTCAGGGGGTTATGAAACAACTAAAAAAGAAGGATCATACTATCCCCAATCCATCATATAAAATTTTTGATATGATTAGTCACGATGAATTTTATAGCAAGAAGGGGCGGTCGAACAAACCATATTCTATTCGTTATAATAATCTACTAGAAGTAATGAGAGAAAATACTTGTGTTTGTCTGAGTGTACTTGGTCAAGAACTCATTAAGGACGATAACCATTTTGCTGAGTGGACTGGTCGAGCCAATGAATACAATTGGGAGGGTTTGATGCTAAGAGCAAATGAGCCTTATAAGGGTAAAAGAAGCAAAGACTTACTCAAATATAAGAGTTTTTTTGATGATGAGTATGAAGTAGTAGATGTAGAAATGGGGCCATTTAGATATGTAAAGAATAATGCAGAATGTGAAGAGACTATGCTTAGTTGTGTAACTATTAAACATAAGAATCATAATGTCAGAGTTGGAAGCGGATTTAGTATTGAACAAAGACAGGACTTTTATAAAAATCCAAAAAAGATTCTTGGTAAGATTATCACAGTTCAGTATTTTAGCGAGAGCGAGAATCAAGATGGTGGCTTGAGTCTACGCTTTCCAACTTTTAAAGTTTTACACGGTTCTGCGAGAACTGTTTAAAGAAACGGGTCTTGACAAGACGATACCCGTAGTATAGAATCGTAGCATACACGCTTTTGGAGAAAACCTATGATTGTTGAGAATACTGTTATCCCCGCTCAGAATACTACTTTGGACAAGACTAAGGCTGATATTTTCTTTGAGAACTTTCCGCGAGAAAAGGTAGTTTCTTATAAGGAATATTGGGAAAGTGTTAAGCCTCAGAATGTTGACGAAATTTTTCGTCGTTATCTTTTTGCATATTGCAGCGTCCATACTACTTGGCAGGGAAATGTTAAGGGTTATAATGCTATCAAGAATTTTAGCGAATGGGTTGACAGTCAAGATACTCTGAGAGAAAAACTCCACAAGAGCGGAGTCGGTTTGCATAATAATCGCACAAAGTATATTTGGGATTTTTCTCAGAAATTTTGGGCTAATCCTAAAGATTTTTATCTTACAACCAAAAAGTATCACGTTAAGAAGCGTGATGCTATTGTAAATAAGATTAATGGTATTGGATTGGCTAAGGTTAGTTTTGCTCTTGAAATGATACACCCTAATGAGGCCAGAGTATTGTGTGGTGATGTTCATATGCTTCGTCTTTACGATATGGAGCATCTTAAATATAATAAGAGTAGGAGTGGCACAGATTCTTATAAAAAGGCTGAACGTCACTGGATGGTAAATTGTGGTAAGTTGAAGGTTCCTTCGTATATCGCTCGCTCTATTTATTGGGATAATATTCAAAAGAAAGATGACTCTCGTTATTGGTCATATGTACTGGAGAATTAGTTTATGAGTCAGAATGGAAAAGGAAGTAAACGTCGTCCCAAAAGTATTGACCAAAAAACCTGGGATAAAAACTATAAGCGAATTTTTGGTAAAAAAACAAAGAATAAAAAAGTATGATTTAAGACTAATTGATTTTTAACTAGTTTATAGTGTATTAAATAAATAGCAACGGAGAGAAAACTATGTCAATATATGATGAACTAGTTCATAAAGTACATAAGTTACACATATCTCTCACAGAGACTCAGGATCTACTATCTATTGTAGAAAAAGAAAATATTTGTCTCAAGAAACTAATTAGCCAATTCTCTAATAGCAATGAGATACTTGATAAGTGTATAGAAGTAAAGGATTACTAATGACAACTAAAAAAATATGGACTATACTAGCACTATTTATATGCACAATATATAACCAAAACGTTTGTTTAGCAAATGGAGCGGTTTCAAGACCTAACATTGGGTATGTGGAAGATTTTGACTTGGCGATGAGACTGTCAGAGGATACTAAACAGGATATATTATTAATTTTTTCTACTAGTTGGTGTGTTCATTGTAATTCACTAAAAAAAGACTTATCAAAACTGTCTAATTTAGACAACAAAATTATTTGTATTATTGATTCAGAAGAGAACACGACTTTAAGTAAAAAGTTTAAAGTAAAAACATATCCTACATCTTTTCTATTAGATTATACTGGCGAGTCTTTTCGCTATATAAAAGGATATGATTTGGATTCTTACAATCGCTGGCTAGGTCAATAAAAAAATCAAGTTTGGGTATTGACAAGTCCGATGCTAGTGCTATGATAGATGAACAAGGTGGAAGGGATTGGTCGCGTGACCAACTTTTACCAAGTAATTTGGATATTAATTGGAGGTTGATTATGAATAATGTAACTACGGTTGAAAAGCAGAAGCGTATTCGTTGCTCTGATGAGCAGTTTCTTGAGGCTGTTTTTTCGTCTAAGACGTATGCTGAAATTGCGTCTAAGACTGGTCAGAAGATTGCTAGTACGATGGCTAGATATGCTCGCACAAAGACAGTTCTGGCTAAGAAGGGCATTGAACTTCCTAGTATGGAACGTGCAAAGCCTATCAAGACAGTTGATAATGTCGAGGCTATGGCAGAGGTTGTTCGTCGTCTCAAGGCTCACGCCAACGGCTGAGAGACTTTAATTAAAAACCAAAACATTCCGACTACAGCAGTTTAAATGACAGAGGCACAAAATAATCAACCTCGAATCAAGAACTGTTGTAGTTGGGTGTTTTATGGGAGTGTAGTCCAATGGCAGAGACAACGGACTTATTAAATTGAGTGCATAAGGAGAAATCTTTATAGTAGAACCTGTCAAATTCGGTGAAGGCTTTAAAATGCTAATACCGAGCCAAGCATAGAAATATGAAGGTGTAGAGACTTGATGGCAGGAACCTAAAACGAAAGTTATGGTTAAGGTAAAGTCCAGACCACAAACAGAAATGGTAGTGAAAACTATAGTGGTAAGAAAATCCGTCCAGTGTGGGTTCGACTCCCACCGCTCCTATTATTTTTAATTTAAGGATAATGAACTATGAATCCCAACTCAAACCCTTTAGACTATCTTATTCAGTGTTGTGAGGATGCTTCTAATACTGGACATTGGAAATTAACTAAGTTTAATATTCTTAATGCCAAGGATGAACTGAAAAGATTGCGTCAAAAACTAGCAGACTCTTATCAAGAACTATTTAACTGTAATCAGGATTTGGTTGAAGAAACCAATACAAACTTTGACTATAAAGAGGTTGCCTGGGCGAGAATTAATGAAAAGGGCGACCTTTTTGATCTGAGACTGCAAAAAAATCCACATCTTGATCCTAACACAATTATTCCTCTCTATAGGTTAGACAATGGTAGCAATTCCTAGTAGGTTTTATAGAGGCATCGTTGAAAGTAAACCAGATTTCCCACATCCTAATTTTAGATTTATTCTAGTTGATACTGTAAAAGAAATTCAGGATGAAAACGGAAATTGGTATACTGATTCTTTTGAGTTCTATGAAGATTATCTGCTTCATAATTATGAACTTAGCGATGTATTTTATGGGGTATATGCTTCGTATCATATTGACGATGTAAGGTCTGGATTAAAAATTACAGAAACAGAAAGTTTATCTCAAGCAATAAATATTGCTCAAGAAATTATGGGTAATACCATAGAAGAAGCCAAAGTAAATTTGTCATGATAAATAAAACTTATCAGATAGATTATAGTGATTGGTTTGACGAGGGAGGATATTGTCAAGTTTATCCTATTAAAAATAATCCCAAATTAGTGTTTAAAGAATTTTATAACAAAAAACGAGCAATCAAAGCACTAAGCAATCAAAAGAAATTAGCAAAGTTTGATTTGGCTCCAGAAGTTTATACTTCAGTTTGTAAACTAAAGTTTGCCAAAGATGAAAATGTGCTATATCATCCTGTTAGCGATTGGGGATATGTTACAGAGTTTGCTAAAACTTTTAAGGCAAATACTGGTATTAGTATGATGCAGATTCAGAGTCTAGTTGATGATATTCTTAAAAAAACTGGTCTTAAATTTTGGGATTGTCATTGGTATAATATCGGTATGGTTAAAAGAAATAATAAAAAGCACATTGTTTGTATAGATACTGGGAGTGAAAGTTTTGAGGGTCACTCTAATGCCTGGGGATATTCTACTCCTGGGCCGAAATGTTGCTATTGTAGAAAATATCAATGTAACTGTGGATAGTATTTTACTATGTTAGATATAATTGCAAATAGAATTATTCTATCCTTAAAAATGTATCTGGTTGAGGGTAAAGCCATAAGTGTTTATGATAATATAAACTACTCTCAATCTGATATAAAAAATATATCCCAGCATATAAAATACAT